AATAGAAACAGGTTATGTTCCCCATGAGTATCAAGAGAGCATAATTGCAAAGCTGGTAAGGTTTAATATATTTGTTTGCCACAGAAGATTTGGTAAGACAGTAGCAGCGATAAACGTATTGATTGATAGTTGTATGGCATTCCCCAGAAGTGATGGGAGATTTGCTTACTTAGCACCATACATGAATCAGGCTAAATCAATTGCTTGGGATTATGTGAAGGCTTACACCTACATGATTCCGAATATGAAGTACAGTGAGCAGACCTGTACAGCTATCTTCCCAACTGGGGTGAAGCTTAGACTGTACGGTGCAGACAATGCTGAATCACTGAGAGGTGGATTCTTCGATGGTATCATACTCGATGAGTTTGCTGACATGAAGCCAAATGTGTGGGGCGAGATCATTAGACCAACACTGGCGGATAGAATGGGCTGGGCTATCTTCATTGGAACACCGAAGGGCATCAACCTATTTAGTGAACTGTATTATGCAGCTATCGATGACCCTGAGTGGTACGCAGATATGTTCAGGGCAAGTGACACTGGACTGATACCTGATGAAGAGTTAGCTGCAGCCAGAGCTGTAATGTCAGAGAACCAGTATGCTCAGGAGTTTGAATGTGACTTCAATGCATCGAGTGACAATACTCTGATACCAATCATGAAGGTGATTGATGCAACAAAGAGAGCGTTGACCAGAGAGGATGTCAAAGGCTCTGCCAAGATACTTGGTGTTGATGTGGCTCGTTATGGTGATGACCGATGTGTTATCCAGCCAAGAGAGGGATTAATAGCTTACAAGGCTAAGGTCTTCTCAAAGATTAATAACATGGATTTTGCTGCGAGTGTTGCAGAAGCCATAGGAAAGTTTAAGCCTGATGCTGTATTTATTGATGCAGGTCGTGGCGAAGGGGTGATAGACAGGTTGAGACAACTGGGTCACCACAATGTAATAGAAGTGAACTTTGGAGGTAAGCCTGCCGACACTCACTACGTTAATAAACGTGCAGAGATGTGGGACAGGATGAGTACTTGGTTAGATAGAGGGGCAATGATACCCGATACCCAAGAACTCAAAGCTGACTTATGTGTACCAACATACAGTTATGCCAATGCCAGTAATAAGTTTGCTCTGGAAAGTAAGGACTCGATAAAAGCCAGAGGTATGAATTCACCTGATTTGGGTGATGCTCTGGCTCTAACCTTTGCTCATGAAGTGGGAGCTAAAGATTCAATTTCACACACTGGTGTTGAGATGGGTCTGGTTAAAAAGGTTGGAGGGAGTGGAATGAGTTATAACCCAATAGAGGAATTTGATTGATGTGTATGTCAGCACCTAAAGTACCGAAGCCACCACCACCACCTGCAGCAGCTCCACGAATGCAGGATGAAGGTGTTCAGAGGGCAAGAGGCGATGAGAAGAGAAGGTTGCGTATGATGGCTGGGAGACAGTCAACACTATTAACCAGCAGCTCTGGCTTAACTGCTCCAGCCCAAACCACTGGAACACTACTGGGTGGCGGTTAATGTGTACTGCTAATGCTCAGGGTAAGGGTGGCATAAGAGGTAAGATGATTAACAATGTGTTTGATAAACTGAACACAGGATCAGCACCATCATCTGCAGTGGCTCGTTATGGGTCATCAAGTGACAAAACAAAGATGCTTGGCATGAATGTTAGTCCAAAACCATTAGGAGAGAATCAAGCTCTTGGTGGTGGCTCATTGCTTGGTTCAGGTGGTGGTGTTGGCTCAAATACAGGTGGCACTGCTCAAGGGGCAACCAGAGGCGGCATCGGTGGAAATATTAAAGGTGGAAGACGAATCAATCCACGAGACCTTTACAGAGACTTAAGGTAGGAGACAGAATATGTGTAACGCATTAATGGCACTTGACCCAGTTATGGGATTGTACCAAAGGAGAAAAGACAAGAAGAAGAAGCGGAAGGCTGACAAAGCTAAAGCTGCTGCAGAAGCTGCTAACGCTACACCAGTCGCTGGAACTCCTCCAAAGGGCAGTTCATCAGCACCAACTTCATCTATTCAATAGAGGTTTATTATGGAAGGTCGCAAGAAGTATGTAACCAGACACAATGCACTAAAGGAGGAGCGTTCATCGTTCATTCCTTATTGGCGGCAATTGTCTGATGTGATTCTTGGGCATAAAGGTAGACACCTGTCCACTGATAAGTCTGGCAAGATACAACGAAACAATAAGGTGTTGAACAATACTGCAAGGCTGGCATCGAGGACACTGGCATCAGGAATGATGTCTGGCATCACATCTCCAGCGAGACCGTGGTTCAGGCTTGCACCACCTGATTCAGATATGCTTGATTCAGCACCAGTGAGAGAGTGGCTGCATAATGTTGAGAAGCTCATGCGTGAAGTCTTCTCCAAGTCTAATGTCTATAACTCACTGCACACAATGTACGGTGAGCTTGGTGTGTTTGGTGTTTCTCCAATGGGCATCTTCCCCGACTTCAAGAATGTTATTCACTGTCAACCTTACACGATAGGAAGTTATTGTCTGGGTACTGATAGTAAGAACTCAGTGAATGCCTTCTATTATGAGTTCAGCAAGACTGTTGCTCAACTGGTTGATGAGTATGGTGAGGACAAGGTATCTGAGCGAACTCGCAACCTCTGGAGAAATGGCGGTAGTGAGAAGATGATTACCTGTCTTTATCTTGTTGAGCCAAACGATAATAGAGATGCAGGCAAGCCGCTGATTAATGTGAATATGCCATACCGAGTTATCGAGATGGAGAAAGATGCACATGACAACGATGGCTTCTTGAAGGAGTCTGGCAGCATTGAGTTTCCAATACTTGCGCCACGGTGGGAAGTTGTTGGTCAGGATGCGTATGCAACTGCCTGTCCTGCAATGGATGCTCTTGGTGATGTGAAGGTATTGCAGCTACAGGAAAAGAGAAAGGGTCAGGCAATTGATAAGGTGGTGAACCCACCACTGCAGGCACCAATCTCAATGAATAACTTGATTGATGGCGGTGGATTCCAAGCAGGTGAGATATCATTTGTTAATGACCTTAGTAATGGTGGTATCCGTTCAGTCTATGATATGAGACCTGACATCAATGCACTGGCTCAGGATATTCAGAACAATGAATTTAGAGTTAAGCGAGCATTCTATGAGGATTTATTCCTGATGCTTGCTAACTCAGATAGACGACAGATTACAGCAAGAGAAGTTGAGGAGAAGCACGAGGAGAAGCTACTGATGTTAGGTGGTGTACTCGAACGTCTTCATAACGAACTTCTTGACCCACTGATTGACAGAACGTTCGCCATTATGCAGCGAGCTGATATGTTGCCAGAGCCACCTCCTGAGTTAAGGGATAGTGAGCTAAGGGTTGAATACATCTCTGTTCTTGCACAAGCTCAGAGGATGACTGCCATAGGTGGTATCGACAGGCTAACAGGCTTTGTTGGTCAATTGGCTCAGGTCTTCCCTGAAGCACGACATAAGATTAATGCTGAACAGGCTGTTGATGAATATGCTCAGGCTCTTGGAGTTAGTCCAAAGATGATTCGTGACGATGAAGAGGTTGATGAAATCAATGAAGCTGAAGCAGCTCAGGCTGAACGTCAACAACAAATGGCTATGGTTCCCGATATGGCGAAAGCTGCTAAGGATGCCAGTGAAGTTGCTGTCGGTGAAGAGAGTATGATTAATAAACTGGCAGGTGTTCAGTGACCGAGAGTAAGCAAACAAAAGCATACAGAGAATTGTTAGCAGACATGAAAGATGTCATGACTACAACTCAGGGCAGGAATGTTCTGAACTACTTCATAACTCAGGGTGGTGTTGGAGTAGGCTCCTTCAAGGGAGCAACAAACGAAACAATGGTTAACATTGGAATGCAGAATCTGGGTTTACAGATAGATGCGTTGGCGCAGGCTGCAAGTTCGAGTCTGAATAATAAAATGTATATGGAGAGAAGAGATGGCTGAAGAGAATCAGAGTGCAGACGGTGCTGCAGACGATACCACAAGCTTGATGGGTAA